CCGGCCTGGTTGGCGGAGCAGGTGATTGTGAGGTAGGCGGCGGTGATTAGTGCTCCGTGGGGGATGGTGATGTCGAGAAAGCGCATGCCGCCGCCGAGCTTGTAGAGGGTGTCGCTGTAGTAGCCGACCTGGGTGTGGTTGGCGGCTGTGTTCCACACCCAGCCTGTGCCGTTAAAGTAAATGAGAGCGTCGTCGGTGTTGGCGGCGACTCGCTTGTCGAGCTGGGTTGTGCTGTACTGGATGTGGAGCTGCACGGGGTTGGTGGGTGCGTTGTCGTATTGGTAGGCTCTCCTGTCGGCTCCCACGTCGGATCTGTCGTCGAAGTCGTCCCAAAAGAGCACCAGGGCATTACCTGAGCTCCAGCCTGGTCTATCGATAATCTCCTGGATTATGGTCTTTATGTCCGGGGACTGGTACCTCTCGCCTGTTGTCCAGGGGCCCTCGCCGTCCCAGTCAACCTCGGCGGTGGTTCTGTCTCTGCCGTCGAAGTCCTCCACGGTGGAGAAGGCGGCGGCGTTGTCCGCGTCCTCGCCCTTGATGCGGCTTCTGAATGTGGTGCCTGTCTCGTCGGATTGGGCGATGGGTCTGAAGTAGGCGGCTTCGATGGTGACTCCGCTGGGGATGGTGATGTTTTGGAAGCGGAGGCCGACGCCGTTTCGCTTGTTGTTGGCAGCGGCGTGGTTGCCAACGATCAGGGCGTAGGCGGTGGTGCTGAAGAACTCGCTAATGTAGCGCCTGCGGCAGTCATCGAGGCTGGCCTGTATTTGTCTGTCTAGATTTATCATGGGAACTCGTAGTGGTAGGCGGGGAGGTCGTCGGCCTGGGGGTATAGTATGTAGGCCTCGAGGCCGCAGAAGTAGATCACATCAGGGACCAGTGATAGCAGGCGTGACAGGACGGTGGCTGCCGACTCCCCAGCATGGACCTCAATCTTGGGGTATAGGGTGGTGATGGCTGCGCTGCGGCTGCGGTAGCTTAGCCTGGCGCCAATGGATTTGAGCACCTGGCCTATGAGCTCGTAGACGGTGTAATCGTCCGAGGTGATATTCCACTCCACGGGCTTGTTGAACTGGAAGCGCTGAAGCAGACCCCAGGCGTCGATGGCGTGTAGGGTAAAGCTAGCTTTCCCTGGGGCACGGTTGTAATCCCAGGCCTCTATGAAGTAGCGGCCGGCTTCCTCTGTGTCGTCCTGGGACGTCCTGTAGCCGATGTGGAGCTTCAGCCGGCTGCCGCGCTTTATCTCTTCGATATCGCCTTCCCCAGGGCTGTTGTAGGTGCCCTCTGAGTTGTCGAGCTCTACGTCGAGCTCCGATTGCTGCTCCGGATCCACGGACTCTATTACTCTTAATATATGATTAGTAGGGATAGTGATCTTGGTCCCGGGTCCCGAGCCCAGGGTTGGCGGTGTCCAGCCGGCGGGGATGGGTGTACGCCAGACCTCGTTGGCCTGGGTAGCGTAGAGGTAGGTATCGTCGCAGCCGACAGCGAGGCCGTAGGGAGCGCGGGTTGAGATGCTGCTGGCCTTCGACCAGTTGTAGTCTATGAACTCCGAGCCTGGCTGCAGGCGGTAGACCCAGGGTAGGTTTGACCTGGCCAGGGATAGCAAGGCGGGGTAGTTATCGGGTAGGGTAAGAGAAGCACCAGACACGTCCAGGGACTCGCCTGCCAGGGCTTCGAGTACGGCCTGGTGCTTCTCCCAATATGTGGCGGCGCGGCTGGCCCTGTCCCTGGTGGCCCAGCTCCATCCGGTGGTGAATCGGCGGAGGGCTATCTGCGCGGCGACGTCGACGCGCGCTCTGCCCAGGCTTATCTTCTGATCAGTGCCCCAGGTGCCGGCGGCTACCTGGTCACCGTCTCCGTAGATCATGCGGACGACGGACAGGTAGCTGCCCTCGAGAACCAGGGCGATGATATTCCAGTCTCCATCGTAGTACATGGCCAGGCCTTCTATCTCCCAGTCTCCCCCACGCTGGCCCAGGCCTGCGCTCCAGGCGCCTCCTGTGCGCTTCTGGATGTAGAGGCTGGTGGGGTCGTTTATGTCGGAGGCGTGGACGATGGCGCAGTCACCGTTGGGCTTGTAGGCCATGGCGCAGCCACGCTCGCATGGCCTGGCGTTGGCCATTTGTACCCAGGCTGCCCAGGTGGCCCCCGAGTCGGCGGACTGCCTGCGGTAGAGATTTGCGGCGCCGGCTGCGACAACCACGACCTCCGTACCCAGGGCGGCGATGGCCATGTGCGAGCTGGCGATGGTATTTCCGAGGTTTGTCCAGGAAGTGTAGTCGGATCCGGGGCCCGGGTCGGTGACTCGCTGGTGGTAAATGACTGTGCCCTGCAATCTGATCCTGTTCAGGGACCCGTCTGCCGGCAAGGCTACGCCGTGGAAGTTCTGTGCCTTTGTATCGCTGTGTAGCAGCTCCCAGGCGAAGAGCTCCCACTGGATGCTGTCGGTGTCGTACTTGGCGGGGTGGCCGTACTCCTGCACCTCGATCTTGATCAGCGGCCGGCGGCTAGCCTTGCGCTGGTGGGTGAGTAGGGTGGACGATAGGGCTTTCATCAGCAATCAGCTATCAGTGTTCAGCTCTCAGTCGTCAGTCTACATGTTGTGGTGGAAAAGGGCGATATCGGCGCGGATCTGCGCGCCTGGCACCACTATATGTTGTTTTGAGACTGGCAGAGAACAAGTTGGGTACTGTAGGAAACATTTTGTTTACTGACTGTGCTTTAGCAGCTCCCCGGCCAGCATGCCGACGCCGTATAGCGTCTGGTCTGTGGGGCTGAGCTTGGGCTTCCAGTCTATGTCGGACAGGGCGAGATTCTCAAGGTCGGCCTGCTTGCGCGAGATCCATCTCACCTGGCGGAGCATATTCCAGAAGTGTATTCCCTTCTGCCTGGCCATGTTCTCGACCGAATAGTACGGACAGCTCTTGTCGTCGGCCAGGTGCTTGTCGGCCTCCTCGTAGGGGAAGCCGTACATGTGGGTGAAGGCCAGTCGGACCCGAGTCACCAGGAAATCCCAATAGGCGAGTGCCTGGTCAAGGTGGGCGCACCTGGTGGCCTTGCCCTTGTCGAGCGAAGCGAAGTAGAGGGTGGCGGGTGTGACCTCGAGGTAGGTCTTCGCTGCCCTACCCTCGAGCTTCTTGGCGAAGGCTTCCTGGTCAAAGGGGTCAAAGTAGGAGTCCTCAGCTAGTGGTTGGAGGATCTCGGCCTCCTGGATTACCTTGTTGGCCTCTGCGGTGGTCTTCGTGGCTTCGGCCTGCTTGGTCTTTTCCCTCTCCACGTCGATCTTGGTCTCCCTGTTCACGCCGAAGATGGCGCCGGCAAAGACAACCAGGGTGGGGAGGTACTGGGTGGCGAGCTGCACGAAGGTCTCAGCCTGGGCGGGGTCGGCGACGTAGGTGTTGATCAGGGCGGTGGCGGCGGTGATCAGGAACATGGTGATTTTCTTCTTACCGGACAGAATGTTGGCCATTTTGGTCTTTCCCTCCTTTTTTACGCTTTTGTGTGAGTCTGATTTGAGGCACAGAGGGGGATGAGCTTCGCTCATGCCACCCCCAGCCCCATACAGTAAGGAAAGTACATTGATACTTTAAGGGTGATTACACCTCTGGAGGCTATATCAGCACGGCCAGGGTATCAGGGATTGGTTTATTGGCCTTCTGGTAATGGGTGGCGAGGTGGCGCGCAGCCTCGATGATTTCCGCGTCGCTGGCGTCGACTCGCTGGCCGCGGTATCCCCCGGGTGACAGGGCGGCCACGGCTGCCGGCATGCGATCCCAGTCGGTAGTGGTGTAGTGGCCGATCTTGCCCTTGATGGCCCGGAAGATGGCCTTGGTGTGGTGTGGGAGCTTCCAGGTCTCGGGGTCGTCCTTATCGCCGACTATGGCGAAGGCCTGCCAGGGTAATCCCTCCTTTGTCTTTGGTAGTGCGTCCTTGATTTTCTGATTGGTCATAACCGCCTCCTGCGGTGGGGTGAACCACCAGTTGCGCTTGGCTGACATAGTTTCCTCCTGGTTGGCCGTCATTCTGTCATTCTGTCATTCTGTCATTCGCTGCTGTAGAGCTCGCGGACCCGGATGCTGGACCGGCGGCTCTGGCGCTTGAGCTCCTTCCGGTAATAGTCGAGTCTCTCGTTGGCCCACTTGAGGAACTGGGCGGGGACGTCCTCGCCGCCGATGTTGGCCTGGTTGATGGCATAGGCGGCCCACTCACGGGTAGCGTAGGCGGCGGCTCCGGTGGCCACGAGGTCCTCCAGGTAGACGGGTAGGGTTGAGGTGTCGGTAAGGGTGTGCTTCCTGGAATAGTACATGTTGACGTCCTCGTCCTTGGTGACGGAGTCGTCTATGAGCAAGGTGAGCATGTCTGCCCATACGGAGAAACGGCGGTAGCGCCTGGGATCCTCGTCTGTGGGGTACTCCACGGCGTCAACGGCGATCCTATCGGTGACGCTGGATATATCGATATCCTTGTCGTCGTCGTTGGCTATGAGAAGCGCCTCGATTCCTTCGAGGGGTACTGCCCGGGAGACATCGCTGACGGCGTGGTCTATGTGGCGATCGAGCTCGTCGTCAGTCCAGCGGTAGTTGCTGGAGTCCTCGTCGTGGAGGTCTCGCCTGACTGTGGTTCTCATTGTGGCTAAGTCCATCGCGCCTCCTTATGTGGGGGGAGGGTGGAGGTTGGTACCCTCCCCCCGATAACGAGGAGGTAGCCCTGGGGGTGAGGTAAGCTCCCCCAGGCGTCCTCCATGGTACTGTTGCTTAGGCGACTACGTGGTCGACTCTGGAGTTCAGGAAAAACAGCACCTGGGTTGCGGACAGAGCGATGCCGATTATGACGTCGCAATCGCCCTGTGTGTCTGGTGCTGTCTGCGTGATCTGTCCGCTGTCGGTGCCCTCGGCGACGTAGACATAGCCTCCTGGGGTGGCGCCGGTGTAGCCGCTGACGACGGGATTAGGGGATACGGCTATGACGCCCCCCACGGCGCCGTCCTGGAGGGCAACTAGGCGTCCCTGGATGGCCGTGCCCACGGTGGCCAGGGCAAGTTTCCAGCCTGAGCTATAGCCCAGGACGTCCCCACGCGTGCAAGCCTGGGCCAGGGTCACGGTGGGGGCTTCGGGGCCCACATTGGAGTTCTCGATCTTGCGGTTTTTACCTGGGTCTGCAAATGCCAAATTAATCCTCCTTAGCTTTCAGCTATCAGCTCTCAGTATTCAGTTCCCTACCGCCACTGACGGCTAACAGCTGTCGGCTGATTACTCTCTTAGTCCTGCACGCCTATCAAAGCGGCTGCCTTCTTGGTGCTAAAGAGCGCCAGGGAGACGTACCACTTGATCCGGGTGCGGTCTGCGTTCTTGGTTTCCATGGAGCCGACGGGTTGAACCTGCATCAGGCCAGGGCCGGAGACTCCACAGAGGCCGTCCTCGCCGAACTGGAAAGCGTAGATGGTGGAGTTGGCGGCTCCGGTGTAGGCCGTCTCGACGCTGCCTGACAGGGTGTGGGTGTCCAGGATGAAGTCGTTTATGGCAATGGGGATGCCGTTGTAGAGCTGGACGAAGTCGCCCAGCTTACCGGTGCCGACTTCCAGGTTGGTGCCGGCTGCCCTGGCCAGGGCATTGATCTTGCGCCTGGACCGGCGGCTCATCATCAGGAGGTCGGGCTTTCCGCCCAGTACGGCATCGATGAGCTGGTCAATCTTGGCCAGGGTGAGGGTGGCACCGGTGGCTGCCATGGCGATCACCTGGTCGGAGGCGCTGCCGGTGTCTATGATCTTGCACAGCCCGTCGAACTGGTTTGCGTCCGCGGAGCTATCCCCGTAGATGAATTTCTCCTCAATCTCGTGGCGGATAGCCTTGGCGGTGATCTCGATTACGGCTGCCTCGATGTCCTGGATGTTCGACCTGGTCTGCTTGATGTAGTCGTCCACATCGGCGTTCTGGCCCAGTATCTTCAGCGTGGCGGTCTGCTGGCTGAAGTCGGGGGTCGGCGAAGTCACCCAGTCGTCGTTGACGGCATGCCACTCAGCGGACGGCAGTGTGCCCTCCCTGTTGTAGGTGAGGGCGTTGCCCACTATCTCGATAAAAGGCATGGTCTGGAGCAACGGGCACTCCTTGATGGTCTCCTCTATGACGCCCACTAGCAGGGCGTCATTGGAGAGCTTGGCTGCTTCTGCTAGGCTTATTGCCATACTTACTGCTCCTTCCTGGCCTGGTTAAGGCCGTGGGTTATTTTCTCGCGGGTGCTCATAGCCAATAGGTCAACGGCCTGGCGCTGCGGAGATCCTGCCGGAACGGTGGTCAGCTCGGCTAGGGCCTGGGCCTGTGCCTCCAGGCTCTCCTTAACCTTCCCCACCAGGGCGGTAGCTTTCTCGGCGGACTGCTTGATCTCCTCAATGGTGCTGCCCTGGATAAGGTCGTCGGAGAACACGGAGTTGGACATGACCACCAGTGCGCGGTACTCGCCGATCGCCGTGTCTCGTTCCTGGGTGCGCGTCTCTACCTGGCTGGCCTGGGTTTGGGCCTGCTCTTTGGCCTGCTCGGTTTCGGCTCTGAGCGTGACTGCTTCGTCACCTTTGGCCTGGACTTCGGCCTCAAGCGAAGCCACGCGCTGCGTAAGCTCTTGCTTGTCCTTCTCAAGAAGGACCACAGCTGCCTCAGTCTTGCCCTTCT